ATCACACAGTTAGATTATCTGAATCTCTATAAGAAGTTTACCTACAAGGCACAAGAATCATATCGTTTGGATTATATTGCATCTGTAGAACTTGGACAGAAGAAACTTGATCACTCTGAGTTTGATACGTTTAAGGATTTCTACACAAATGGTTGGCAGAAGTTTGTAGAATATAACATCATTGACGTGGAACTTGTTGACCGTTTGGAAGACAAGATGAAACTGATTGAACTTGCAATCGTTATGGCATATGATGCCAAGGCTAACTATGCAGATGTATTCTCACAGGTTCGTATGTGGGATACCATCATATACAATTATCTTAAGAAAAGAAATATTGTTATACCACCCAAGGAGAGATCACAAAAAGACGCAAAGTATGCAGGTGCATATGTGAAAGAACCAATACCTGGCAAGTATGATTGGGTGGTTTCATTTGATTTGAATAGTCTGTATCCACATTTGATCATGCAGTATAATATTTCACCAGAAACTTTATTAGAGCAGAGACATCCATCAGTCACAGTTGATAAGATTCTTGATGAAGATCTTACATTTGAAATGTATAAAGATAATGCTGTGTGTGCGAATGGTGCGATGTATCGAAAAGATGTGCGTGGATTTCTTCCAGAGTTGATGGAGAAGATCTACAAAGATCGAACCATATACAAAAAGAAGATGTTGGAGGCAAAACAAGCGTATGAAAAAACAAAAACGAAAACATTGGAGAAGGAGATCGCCAGGTGCAACAATATCCAAATGGCACGGAAGATCCA